TAGCGTTAGTTATCGTCCCTGTGTAATTACCTTGTTGGTCTACTAAAGAAGTCCCTGAACCTGTTTCCATCTTATTCCATAAAACAAGGTTCGCATCAGTTGTGTCTTCTGGGAACGTACCATTATCATCAGTCTTCCAGTAACTAACTATATTACCTGCTTCACTTGGTATTGTACCAGTACCTGTAGCACCAGATTGTAGCTGAAGAGAATAGTCTCCTGATTTAATAGCGTCTACTCCATTATAGATAGTTTCAGCACCAGTCATAGTACCTCCTGCCAAAGGTAAGTAAGCACCAACCGTAGTGTCTGTGTAAGCCTTGATACTCTCTGAGGTAGCAATATTAGTAGCAGAAGCAGTTCCCATGCTGTCATCATCAATAATAGCAGTAATTGCAGTTGTCATTGTCAAACTCGTAAGAGTTAATGTATCAATAGCAGCTTCTATTGTAGCTTCTGTAGTAGCGTCTAATGCATCTATATTTGAAAGAGTTGCTGTACCAGCAGTATCGGCTATAATATCTGTACCATTGATTTGATAATTAGCACTTGCAGCTAAATTAACACCACCATCTTTTAACACAACACTATCAATCGTTACTCCAGCCGCAGCTGTTGTTTCAGAGATAGTGTCTGTTGTAATCTTTTGTCCTGCTGTAATAATTGCATCTGTTGCTCCTGACGTATTCCCTAATGCTAGAATCTCTGCCCAAGTATCTACTGTAGCAACGGCTGTATCCACATAAGCTTTGATTGACTGTTGTGTAGCTAGGGCTGTAGCTGAGTCACTACCCATAGCATCTTCATCTAATATAGATGAAACTTCAGTGGAAGATGCTAGGTTAAGCCCACCGCCTATATAGAACCCATCTCCTCTAATTGAAGCCTTCTCTACTGCGTTGTTTCTGAATGATACTAAAGTTCCAGTAGCTCCGAAATCTGAGGTTGTATCAATAATAGTAGCTACAGCAGTTGATTGACTGTTGTTGTAGTCAGCTAGAATCTCAGTAGGTGTACGAACGTCACTATAAATAGTCACATTATCCATATCCCCAGTAAAATCCAAGGCTCCATCTCCTCTACGTCCAAACTCCATATCAACCGCCTTTATAGTGGTTGCTGTCAAAGTATCGTTATTAACTGTAGGAGTTAAAACTGCTCCATCTATATATAATTTAATCCCTGCTGCTGTAGAACTTCCATCATAAGTGCAAGCAACCATGTGCCACTCACCATCTATCAAAGTAGTTCCGCTAGCCCCGAACACAGCTTGCAAGTTTGAAGGGTTAGTACTAATCATATCCAATTCCAAATCATCACCTGAGTTTATAAAGAATTGCATACCTCTAAAACTACTTGATGCGTCCATTTTAGTAACTATCGCATTATTACCTGCGGTTGTTGTTTTAATCCATGCGTAAATACTAAACGTATCAGTATTATCAAAATCAAATACGGCATTGTTAGGAACTGTTACATAATCTTCTGTACCATCCATTACTAAACTGTCATCTCCTGTGTAACCGAATTGTCCTGAACCTTTCCATGTAGCACCTGTGATAGTTCCAGTGTGTGAACCTTTAGAGTCTACTGCACTTGTCCCTGAGCCTGTATCAAACTTCCACATTGAAATCATATTCGCATCTCCTGTATCTGGAACTGAGCCTGTAGGGGTTTTAGCAGACTCTATCTGAACTGCATAGTTTCCACCAGTCAGTGCTGTTGTGGAATCTTGTAGTCTTATATCCCCTGTAAAGTCATGAACTCCAGTCCCAACAGCGTTAGAAACATAGTTCAAGTCTGTACCGTCGTATGAGATGTTTGCATCCTCACCTGTACCGAAGATGATTTGGTCTGAGTCTGTGTTTAACCTAAGATTACCTTGTATTTCTACATCACCAGTTCCTACGGCTTTCGGATTTATAACCATATCCGTTCCATCGTAAGTAATTGATGAGTCGGAACCAGTACCGAATAAGGCTGTATCATTGTCTAAGAATACAGCATCTCCATCCTTTAGAAGGATTGACTCTATGGTGACACCGGTTCCTGCACCTGTTTCTGTAATTGTGTCTACGGTAAGCGTATCACCCGCAGACATGATTAAATCAGTTCCACCAGAAGTGTTACCTATCAATAGGACATCTGCTAGAGGCTTAACTCCTGTCGATATTTGTACGTAGGGGTTGCTCATTAAAGAATCTTGGTTGTCCAGTTCATGTCGTCACCATCTGTACTAGATGCAAAGTAGACAACCTGACTGGCTTGTAAATTGAAAGAGGCATCATCACCTGTTAGTTTATTTCCGTTGGTTGCACTAGGAGTTCCTCCATTCTCAAAGCTCCATCGTATAGTTCCTGCTGAGTTCTCCTTAGATACCACTAAAACATAATCACTAGCGGGGGCAGAGGTTGGTACTTGTACCCAAGTATCTGCTGGCGTAAGAGCGTCGGTTCCGTTAGTAGAGGCCCCACCTAGCCCTTGAATCTGCACATCCCCTATCGTAATTGAAGAAGCCTCTAGGGTAACATCATATGCGACGTTAGCAGGGCTTTCTCCTGGTTCTGAGCGGTAGGGTACGACAGTAACGGCAACGTCGCTAGAACCGACTCTAATGAGCTTTATTTCGTCTAGCTCTACACCAGGGATATACTCCTTGGATCCGCTAGAGATCAGGATACCTACTGAAGCAGTAGGCGTTCCTTTCACTAGATAACGAATATCTCCATCTTCTGGATTAATGATCAGAGCGTTGGCGAATCTATCACTGTAATATTGACGAGCATTTTTTGTGCTCGATGCAGTATCCATTAATGTGTACATCAGCGTGGCTGTACTTGTAACAGTTACCTTAGTGTCTGTTACATTCTGTGGTTGGATTGAGATCATATAATAAGCTTAATAGGGACCACATGAGGGGACAGATGATCCCTATAAACCTACTTTTTAGGCTTTTCTTTCTTGGGTTCCTCCTTGGGTTCCTCAAGAAGATTTGTAACTTCTTGGTATGCTCCTTGGAGCTGTACAAGCTTGGCTTGAAGTTCGCTTTGAGACTTAGAGGTTTGTTTGATTTGACCCTGTATCTTTTCAAACTCCGCTTCTATTTCTTTTTTGCGGTTTTCAAGCTTTTCTTTTACATCATTAGGCATGATTTAAGAAATTAAAAAATAAATTAAGATAATCGGTAGGTTACCCACGTGTTAGTGGCCGTCCTACGTGAACGGAAATGAGCCGAGCTTTGGAATTCTGAATCAGCATGTGCAGATTCAACAATAGGTTCACCAACAATGGTATGACCAGCAGCAGCAGTCACGGTAGCTGTGTCAGCCAAAGCAGCACTCAGGTTGATGATATACCAATCAAATGAATCATTTACTGTATCAGCTTCAGCCAATGCAGTATCCATAGCAGTTCCCGTGTCTAATGTAAGAGCAACAGTAGAACCTGTTGACTGAGTAATAGTAACAATACCAGTAATTAAATCAGCAGCAGCAATAGTAGCAGCTCCTGTTTCTGCGGTAGGTGCTACCTGGTCAACAAACAGATTGCCACGAAGGATCAAAGCATCAGCAGATTGATCCCACAAGGTCTTTTTTCCAGAGGTAGCTCCGAAAAGAGTTACATCGTAACCAGTGTCATCAACACCGACAGTTACAGCTGCACTTGCAGTAGTAGCCCCATTTAAAGCGACAGCACCTGTAAGAGTGCTAGCACCTGTTACTGCTAATGTTCCACTTAGAGTTAAGTTTGTAGAGGTTACTGGTGCATCAATATTACCAGATGAATCTACAACTGACGTTCCGTCAGCCATAAAGATACCAAAGTCAGTACTGTCCTGAGATATGATGATCTTTTCAGCTATAAAAGGATTTTTATTAGGCATAAAATTTTTGGGTTGTGGCTCCAGGGTACGAATGTGCAACCTTCGCTCTTTGCACTAGATAGCCGAATTAAAAGTGGGGACTTATCCCGTCCCCTGAGGAAAACGATTAGACGTTATATGACAGGTTTACTAGTCTCTTAGTGTCCTTGCTGAATACCTTAGTTCCGTAAAGTACATGCGTGATGTAGTTCTTTACGAGTTGTTTTGGTTCTTGAGCGATGGTAAGACTTGGTTGCAATTGAATTGCGAGAGAGACTGCACCCATACGTCCGAAGAGCATATTAGATGTTTCAGTTCCCCAAGTGTCAGTTGCGTCAGTGAAGGTTTCAGCAGCACCAACTTTACCGTATCCAGTAAATACTGATGCGTCTGATCCCCAAGCAGCAGCAGCGATCTGTGCATTTTGTAGAATACGACGATTAGCTGTGGATACATCGATATACGTAGCAGCTGAACCAGTAGCGGTTCCAGCAACAGCTAGAAGCCAGTTAGCCTTAGCGGCAGCAACGTTTGCTCCGATAGAGATATCACCAGCAGCAGTAGCTGCACCACTAGCTACCCAAGTCCATGTAACACCGTAGACAGTCAAAGTGTCAGTAGCAGTTGGGATAGTAGCCATTTGTAGAGTCACACTTGAAGGAAGATTGTTTGACACGAAGATATTGAAACCTTGTGCACGTCCTACAAATTGATTCTTAAGTCGAGAGTCAGCTTCTACGAAACCGTTAGCCACGAAGGTTTGAGTAAGTAGAGCTTGACGTTCTGGATCAATAACACCGAATAGTTCAGCATCTACTGCATTGTTACGTGCAAGTTGAGCGTAAACGTCTCCAAGTTTAGAGATCATTGTTGAGGTTGAAAGTGTTCCTCCAGCAACAGTATTGTTAGCTGCATTAACACCAGTGTTAATTACAGATTGGTCAATATTGTTCTTGAGTTGGAAAGCACTTTGGAACGCTAGATCAAGAGAGTATTGAGCTAGTGCTTGTTTTTGTTGCACCTTATCTAGTGCGAAGGTAGCTGCCTTAGATTGATTAACAACCAATTGAGATTGAGTTGCTGTTTGATCATCAATAGTAAGATCAGTTCCTTGAGAGTACGATTGAATACGTACATCCGTTAGTTCTGGGAAGTTAACAGTATCACCACTGTTGAGAAGTGCTTCGCTTTTGCGATTAGCAATCTTTTCAGAGATTAGCATCTTATTAAGATAGTCTTGTACCGTACTTCTCCATACTTCAGGATTTAAAGCTGAAAATGAATTAGCCATGATTAAGGAAAATTAATGTAAATAAATTTTTCCCCATCACCTAGTTAAGCATTTATATTGAAGCCAGGTCTGCGTATTTTCTCATAAAGTTCAACTCTCTTTTCAGAAGGTATGTCGGCATGATTCTCATTAGTGAGTTCCACATCGTCACGTACTTCAGCGTTGCCCGCCTTTGGTAAGGCAGCGTTCGCTCGTTTGACTTCATCGATTTCTACAGTAGTGGCTCCTACTATTTTCAAAGCTTTTCTTAGGGCTTTGGATTTAGGGAGGCCAGCCTGTAGCAGTTCAGCGAACTCTACTTGAAGGTCAGACCGTTGCTCTTTATTGAGAGAAAGGTCATTTAAAGAGGATTTTAGTTTTAAGAACGCATCTTCATCTGCTTTTTTAGCCACAGCCTTCTCAACGAGATCGTTGATTTCAGGTTCTTTCTGTGACATTGCAAGCTTCTTCTCGATAGAAGGTTTAAGCCACTTAACGTCTTTAGGGAGTTCGTTGACATCAACGTCTCCGTTAATAACCTTAAGTGTCCAAGCCTCTACTTGTTTTTGGGCTTGTTGTTCAGCAGACGGTTTCTTAGGCTCATTGAGCTTAATATCATCGGGCTGCTCATCTTTAGACTCTGTTTCCAGTTCTAAAGTGTCATCTCCGTCGTCTGCGACGGTCTCAGAGGGCACACTGTCAAATAGCTCAGTGTCATCTGTACTTTTGTCAGACATAATATAAGGGTTAGGGATATATTGTGGTTTTAGCCACTAATTACCCAAAGAAAGCCTGTCAGCAACTTTGGGCAAATAAAGACCAAAATAAGTGACAGGCTTAATAATTTGTTAAAGAGCTATGATTTTAACCGTTCCTTTTCTTTTTCTTGTTCTATTTCATTATAACACATTGACAGCACCTTTGGTAGCTCAGCAAGACCCTTCTTATAGAAGTCTATATCTCTACTGGTAAAGTCAGCCTTAGGATCTGATACAAATTCATTCAGACGCACAGCACTAATAAGTTCCATGTCATCCATATGGGCTTCAAAGAACTGAGCAAAAGCAATAACAGCAGTGTTAGTGCCAAGTAATTTCTCCATCTCAGTCCCTTCCCTTTTACGGTTTTGGTGATGTTGTCTTAGATGCTCTTGCATGAACGCTGATGGGATTTAAGTCCAAAAGCACTTTTACATACCTTTCCACACCCACAAGTGTTCTCATCAATCTCATCAATTGATTCTTCTGCAACTTCTTCCTCCGGAGTGAAGTCACCACTAGTTACAACAGGCATTTCTGGTTCTTGCACCTTAATTGCTTCTGGGACAACTGGTACACTAAGACGCTCATAGGCAATTCCATTAACTGCCTTATGTACATCTGAATTGTAATCTGCTAGAGGAATGGTAATAGTTTTCCCCTCAGATTTTATATCTATTACTCTCATGAGATTTAGATTAAAAATAAATTATATTGCTGGTGCTCCTTGTTCCTCGAACGATTGCCTCTCTGTGGAAGCTGCTGCTGCTTCTACTGGTACATCACCAGGTGCAGCCTGTGGTTGTTGAGGTGGAGCGAGTTGTTCTAGTGTTAGGTCCACGTCATTTAGCTTAGCGAGTTCTACAACTCGTTGATTAAATGCTGGACTTCCTGGTGGTAGAGTTTGTAATACTCTAGATAGTTGAGCTTGTTTGAATGTGTTTGAAGGAATTGCTCCACTACGTGAGTTTACTTTAACAAAATAATCCTCTTTACGCAACTCATCAGAGATCATTCCTAGGGTAATTGAGTCAATCCCAACTTGTTCTCCCTCAATCTCTACCGTGGTTGCTAGGTTGAGAGGAGTCTTGTCATTCTTTCCTACGAAGTCCTTAATGAAGTCTAGCGTAAGCTCTACTGCGAACTTAGACTCTGATGCGTTCCATTCCATAATTTGTTTGATAAGAGCGTTTTGTGCTTCTTCTTCTGCGAGTATTTGCGTAGCTGTAACATCTGCTCCTCGATCTGCATCATCGATATTGATACCCATACGAGTAAGTTCTCTTACAAGGTTATCGAAGATCAGTTGCCATTCGTTTACGAGAGATTGGGTTGTGAGAGATTCAGAAGTAACCCGTGCTCCGTTAGGATTGCTTGGATCATATTCCATAGCCACGAATCCTTTCTTCCCTGACTCACGCATTTCATGTGCAAGAGATAGTTTGTTGAAGTATTTACTTGCTTCTCCTTGAGGTACGTTCACATGAGTTATAGGGTATACGTTGTCCTCTGCGTGACCTACAGCCATGTTCATAAGTTGACGACTAACGATAGCTAGATCATAAATCATATCTCCTACACCATGGTTGAAGAAACCTTTAGCAGAAGGTTGGCACATGTACTGTATGACAGGAATGAACGGAACTCTATCTTTATTTCCAGAGTTCACATCTTCCATAGTAAATGGGAAGTCATCTCCACTGAGTTCTTTAACGATAGTAGTTTGAGATCCTACAAAGACTGTGTAGTTCTTTGAGTTAAGGTCATAGAAGTAAGCTACCTCTGTGAGATCTCTACTGTCGTTGGTCTGGGTGATGTCACGATCTGTTTCACTACCAAACGACAGATCTCTTGGGATCTTCCCATCACCCATCTTATCTTTAAAGTCTGGGAACATGTCTACCACTTCAGACCAAGAATAAGAAAAGACCACGACCATTTGCCGACACTGCCTTCCCCATCCTCCACGAATCTTAGTACAGTAGGTATCTGTATAGACGTTTGCATTATCCACTGTGTTGAACACAATTGGGATTCCCTTCTCTTGGGTTCCCACTTGGATGAAGCTATCTCCATACAGGAGCAGATTTATAAAAGCTCCATTCTTATCTCTAAGGGAGCTGATGTATTTTCCTTTGTCCATGACTGTAGAGACACCGTCAGTTACGAGCTTCTCCATAGCTTCTGGTCTACCCACCCCATGGATTGTGAAATCCAGTGGTTTCATACGTGATGCCATCCTCCAGATAACTTGTTGGATCATCTTGGACTGAATCTTTCTGGGACCCTTGGGTTCTTTTACTGTGAAACCTTGTTCAAAAAGGTCCCGTATTAATTGGTTCTTAGAGTCCCTGTCGTTCTTGTTCGCTAGATTATCCTGTATAAGTTGAATAGCAGTAGCCACGGCTGGGTTACTACGATCACTCTTAACATCAATGTTAGGTGTGAGATTTAAAGTCCCGTCTGAATTAGAGGAACTCTTGGAGGTAAGTCTTGCCATACAAAAAGTTTAGGTAGGACAGGCTTGAGTCTATTATACCACAGCTACCATTCAAATTCAATTCCCATGATTTCAAAGTATTCTTGGTCAGTCATAACTTGGAGGGTTATATACTTTATAACGCTAAATGTCCAGTATTGTTACAGTGGTTTTAAATCTCCAGCTATTTTATAGTTAGGCTCATATTGTTTTTAAGTGGTTAGCGACAAAAGGTAATTAATTATTACTGTCCAAAGGTCAGGCTCTCCAATAAATAGTACAAATAGTATTACTATTGGTAAGCAGCATCCTCCACAATTTAATTCGATTTCTTCAGACATTTTTAATGTGTTTATCGCAGACATAAATCTCTTTTCCCTTACGGATAACAAAGTTACTGGTCTTAGTTTTACAGCTCTTGCATTTCTTTTTTACTACTCCATTCATTTCGTCGCTCCCAGCTATTTCAATTTTAGTTGACCCCTCATAAAGCACAGTAGTTTCCTTGGGTATCTCTGGCTTTTCTTCTGCTCTACAGGTGTGGTTCGGTAAATCAACATAAGTATCGTGACACTTAGGACATTCTTCTGTAGGGGTTTCATGATTTACTATTTGTCCTGCAAACTCTTCAGCTATTTTAAGAATGTCTGAATCCATTTCACTGGCTATTTGTTTTCCGATTTCCACCTTCGCAACACAATCCAATATATATTGGTTCATAGACTTCTTCTCTTCCCACGCTTTCTCTTTAATATCTGCGTGGAGTTCCTCTGGTATGAATAATCTAAACTCTTTCCTCATGTGATATATGTTATAGCATATGACATGATAGCATACCTATCACAATTGGGTCAACTTTTCATTGCTTCCCGAAGACTCTTTTCATACTCATGCATCTCTTGAGGTGTACGTCCTGGTTGTTTGGCTGAGATAAATGGCTTCTCGTCCTTCATAAACTCGAATACAGAGCTATGGTATGAGGTTTCATCTGTACCTGGGATAAAGCTAGATAGACCATACCTGATGGCATCCATTGGATCAGAGAAGTCATGGCAAGGTTTGTTTAGAATCTTCCCTAGCTTATCTGTTTCCCACAGGTAGTTGCGGTAGGAGCGTATCACGTTGGTACTGCGTTTGGTAACACTGCACTTCTGGCTTTGAACATAATCTATCCCCCTGGAAACGCTTCCTTGTCCCTTCTTAGCTCCTGTAATCTTTACCCCATACTTGGCAATCTCCGCTATAGACTTAGGCTCTGCACTATCTGCGTAGGTTAGGATTTGATCCAACCCCTTCATGAACGTGGCTATCTCGTCATTGTGTGCCCCCTTAGCGTAGAATTGTTCATCAAAGATATACCCTCCGTTGTACTGGTAGATATCCACAATACAGGTAGGATCGTTGCTGTAACCGAAGTCGAGTCCCCTGGTAATCAGCTTGGCTTCATGAGGAATGACATCAATGATGTTCCACCCAGTATAGATCCTTCCCTCTACCTCACCCAGTTGTCCTAGGCCGTAGACTTTCCACCATCCCTTCCTTCCCTTACGCTGCTCTATGGAGTCGATGATCTGTTGGTCCAGTGCCTCGTTATCCAGGTAGGTTAGAGTGAGTTCCTCCACATCATTTCTCTGGGTCTTTACATCTGTGTAATACCAAAACTCCACTGTAGGATTCCAGTCTAGGAAGATGAAATCTTTGGTCCGTACCTCAAGTTCTTCAAATGCTGAGAATGGAATATTGTTTGCCTCATTCAGGAATAGTCTGTCCCGTCTTCCTCCCCGAAGTTTCTCTGGTTGATCCGCTGAGAAGAACTCAATCTGGGATCCAGTCTCAAATGTGTAGGTAGAATTTGTCTTCTCCCAGGAAGAATCTTTGAAATAACCGTGTGCCTGCATGATCTTCAGAAAGTCCCTCATAGCCCCTCTACGGAGATGTGGGAAGCTTTCTGCGATGATACTAGTTAAGGTTGGGGTCTCATCACTCTGAGCTTTCGCTATCAAGTAAATCAGAATTGATATTGTCTTACTGGCTGATGTCCCCCCTGGGACGCACCGTAGCCTCTTAGACATGTCTCTAATCTTTGCCGTTGCTGTTGTCTTTTGAAACGTCAAGGATTGGTATTGGGATTATTTTCTCACCATCGCTGGTAACATCTGTCTTCCTGGCTTTAGTGTAGGGGAATAATTTCTCAACTCTATCCATAAACTCTGATTCTGGCTTACTCAGTTCCCCTCCATCCTTAAGACGTTCTAGCTTCTTATTGTAATCATCTTTATGACCACCTGCTATTAAAGCCCATAAGTCATGCTTATTCTTCTCTCTGGCTTTTATTCCCTTTTTCCCCTCTATGCTTGCTGTCTCTTTTGTGAATGGCATGGTTATTCATTGACTAATAAGTGATTCCATTATACCACATCCACTTCTATAGTAAAAGGTTTGGGCCTATTTACTATAGTAGCCGTTCTAAGTCCATCGGACCATTGCATTATTACAAGCTTGGATCCGTCTTCGAACTCTTCTAGGGTTTCTATGATCTCTCCTGTTTGAGTAGGCATTACTCTTTAGTTTCTTCAGGTTCTGGTAAGTCCTTCTTGAACTCATCTTTGCAGGGGCCGCAGTAAT